TACCAGCGCCATCCGTGTTGATGTATGCACGGGTCGAAGTCGAGCTACCGTCAGTACGAAGATATAGCGAACCCTTGGCCGCAGTGAAAGTGGGGGCGCCAGAACCAGAATAGATACCAGGGGAGGTTTCAGTCACATCGTTGTTAGCGCCAACGATGAAACCATTCTTCGTCCTTACCGGACCGGAAAATGTGGAATTAGCCATAACTTTCTCCGTGTAGTAGCACTCGCTGCGCAATCCCTACTATGTCTGCCGGACCAGTCTGCGCAGCTAAAATATTCCGGTTGCTCACATATACCATTGTAGCAGGCAAAAAGAAAGGGGGCAGAAGCCCCCTTTCATACGCTTGGTCTTAAGTCCCGCCGGGCGAACCGTAAACCCCGAGAGGATCACTCCACCAGAAGCTGTAGCGTTCCCGAGCCTTGTAGCGAACATTGCCCGTCTCGAAGTCACCATCCATAGAGGTAGTCATCGGAGTGCGGACAAAGTGTTTCAGGCCATTCGGTACGTCAGTGATCAAGAACCACGCATCGGTGTCGGTAAGGAAGTGGTTAACCGCGTAGCCTTCCGGAATCGAGCCATTGGTCTTGATGGCGTTGACGTCGTTGTCGGCAGTGCCGACACGCAGCTCGGTTTCGAGCAGGCGGGTAGCCGTGAACATCAGGCTCGGCGGCACGATAAGCTTGCGCGGCTTTGCCGCAATAAGCAGACCACGTTCGTCAGTCCAACCAGCAATCTGGATGATTGCCGCCTCAAGCGAAGTTTCATTGAGGTCAGCCGCAACAGCTGGCCTGTTGGAATTGGTGCCGCCACTAACCAGAGGGTGTGCAGTCGAAAACAGCGAAACGCCATCACCGCCGATATAGGCCGAATTGAATCCGTTGTTCAGAATCGCAGCAGCCTTGGTCTGCTTGGTATAGGCCATGGCACGAGCCAGAGCCTTGGTATACCGCGAAGACAGCGAATCGTACAGATTGTCCTCAATGGCTTCTTCCGTAATAGAGAAGCCAAGGGCAATAGTCTCATGGACGTAGCGCGAAGTGTAGACTTCTTGCGCATTGTCATAAGTGATGGCCGACCCTTCATTCTTGACCGGGGCTGCACCGAAGCCGGACAGCTTGGTTTCTTCTTCGAAGGAACGTTCGGAGGTTTCGATTTCGAAAATCTCCTTATGCTCCTCGCCATATCGCTTGTATTCCAGACCGAACAGAGCGTTCAGTCCCGGCAGGAGCTCCTTGAGGAGTTGTGCGCGTGAAATTGCCATTGTTCAGTCTCCTTAGACGCCGGTAGCACGCTCGTAGAGGTGCATCCCGAAGTTCCACTTGACGATAATCTCGGTGTAGTTACCGGAATCATTGACGGTTTCCGGCACCACGTCGATAATGCGGAGCGGAAGGGTGTTGGTGGTCGCCGTAGTCTGACTGGCAGCGACGCGCGAATTGCCGGTAGCAGTGTTACCTGCATTCTGAACCAGCGAGGTATTTTCGCCAACAACGGCACGAGTGACCGAACCAATGGTCGTACCACTCGAAACGACCGCTACCTTGAACAGCGTATCCGGATCATCAACCACATAGGCAACGATGTCGGAAGCAACCGTGTTGGCCGGGTAGTACTGGCGGAAGGTCTTGCCGTACACCGAGTCAGTGTAAGAGCACCCAAGGAACACACCAATCGGCGTAGCCGAGTTAGTACCAGTCTCCTTGACGAGAGTGCCAGTAGTGGTGAGAGTAACCACGTCGCCGTAAAAGATCGACGTGTTATATCCCGATGCAATCGGAATTTGGCGAGTAGAACCGGCAAAAACCTGACCACCGATCAGGTTAACCGGAAGAAGCCCATACGGGGCCTCAACTGTGGGGTATGCCATGATAAAGCTCCTAGCTTATCTGCCTGAACCGAACGTCACCCTCGAACCCCGCTCTCTGAAAAGCGGCATCTTCGGATGGCTTTCGCGCATGAAATTCTGGTCTACGGACATAATCTGGTCCTGATTTTTCCGCATAAAGTATTCATTGCGCTGGTCGATCAGCTCCTTCGGAGCCTTGCAAAGCAACAAGCCTCCTACTTCGATATTGTCCTTGAAGCGGCTGTCAGGATCGACCATCATCTGGAACTGGGGCTGTTCCTCAATCCGAACCGGTTCCCAACCTTCTCTCAGTTTAGACGAAATGTTGCTGGGATCGTTCTGACCGCGAGCGGAAACACGCACCCAACGATAGACATATCCGCGCTGCTTGTCGGGTTCCGGGAGAAGCGAGGCAGGCTGCCACGACTTCGCACGCTCCGACTGCTCGCGGGTCCTACGCGGAGCACGAGTGCTACCCAATTCCTCTTCGATATCGTCCAAAATGCTGTTCTGTGCCATATCAGTTCTCGATCTTCATTAGCTCACGAGCATATTGCTCAGGTGTCAAACCCAGCTTCTTGGCAATCGCCAGCTGCGACTGCTTGAGCACGATCTTTTTGGAGGACCGACTGCGAGAAGCGGGGGCTACAACCGTGGGGGCCTTGGACTCACGGGAAGCGGGATTGATTCCTACCGCTTCTTCTTCCCCAAAATATTCGGGGAACCGGCGGCGCATCGTCTTGTCGATGATCGCCCAATACTCGTCGGTACCCGCAAACTGCGGGCCACGTTCCTGAATGAGCTTCTGGTGAAGCCCAAGTGCAGAGGCCGTCATTTCCGCATCTGTCCCGTACCACGTATTGCGCTCTTGCCACGCAAGGGTTTTGGGGTCGATTTGCGGAACCTTAGCCAGCTCCTGGTAGTTATCTACCACACGCTCTTCAGCCTGTAAAGTAGGCTTGTAAGAGTTAAGCTGATTAAGCTTGTAAGTTGCTTGTACCAGCTTTTCCTGAGCCTCCACAATTTTATCCGGATCGCCCAGTTCGTATGCTTCGCGATAGGCCCGTTTGGCAGCTTCAACTTCATAATTGGCCGACTGCTTGTAGCTGTCAAGCAGACTCACTTCGCCCGAACTGAGCATGGCCTTGAGCTTCCGGTTTTCCTCCAGAAGTCGTTGGGCGGTAGCCAAAGCTTCAGCTTTCTCGCGGGCTTCACGTTCCTTCTCGCGGCGCTCGTCATGCCATAGCTTCTTGGCCTGCTTGAGGCGAATCTTGACCTTCTCAGAATAGTCTTCAAGCTCGTCCTTCTCGAACTCTTCGACAATCTCCTTGGGCATGGGCTCGCGCCCACGGTCCTCTTCGGGTGTGTCGTCAATTATCTCAATCTCAGGCTTATCTTCTGCTTCTTCGTTCTCAACTTCATATTCGAGATCATTTTCCGGTTTCGTAGCCATCACTCTTCTCCTTTGTACGGGTTAGCGCCCGTTACGCTCTGCTCACTCCACGCGGGTCCTCAATAACAGCTTCCACTGCATCATCATTTATGATGCGAAATTCCTTGCCGTGAATCCTGACACGGCTCCCAGCCATAGGGCGTGTAAGGATGAAGTCTCCCTCCTTGCACCAAGGGCCACTGGGGAACCGCTTCGGGTCCTTGTAAGCATCAGGGCCAAGCTTGAGTACGAACAGGACAGGAGTAGTCAGCTCCTCGTGGTGCATAGTGATATCAGCCTTGTAGATACCACCTGCGGTTTTCTCCTCGATTTCAGGGACCGCACACAAGATGCGGTACCCACTCGGATCAGGGAGCTGTTTCGCTTTCCGTGCTTCGGTATCGGGCAGAGTCTTGTCCTCTGCTTCAGTCAGCATTTTCTTCCTCCTTCATACGTTGTGCGGTTTCGACGATAATAGTGTTGGCCATAGTAAGGCCGCGAATAATGCCACAGGCCCACTTGTAATCTCCATGGTCCTTGGCACCCCCCAGCATGAGGTCATTGCCCATGCGGGAAATCTCCTCGTTGATCTTGTCAGACAGATATTTCAGCAACTCGCTGCTCATTTGCCCTCCTCAGGTAGCTGATTGGGTTTTTGGGGAGCGCTAGCCTCCTTGGCCACCTGCACACCGATGCGCAGCCCCTCGATCTGCTCTCTGGACGACAGATTTGCCTTGTCAGTAGCGAGTTTTGCTCCAACCTGCAGTCCGGCAATCTCCTTCTGGGAAGCGATGCGCTCGCGCTCTATGTCAAGCTTGTCGGCCTTTTCCGCAGCGGTCATCGCAAGCTGCTTCTCCTTTAGGGCGACTTCGCGCTCCTTGAGCTCCAGCTCCTTCTGCTGCATCTGTACCAACGGGTCCTGAGCAGCTTGTTGTGCCTGCTGTTGCAGCACCTCTGTCTGGTTTTTCTGGAGAAGCTGTGCTGCAGCGGCGGCGGCAAGGCGGGAGACAGCAATCTCGGTGTCCTCGTCCATCTCGGCACCGGGGGGCGGCAGCGGCACACCGGCCACGTCTTCGATCTGCTTGCGATAGGCAAAAGCCAGATGCTCCTGTATATGCGCAGCGGCGGCAGCAATAATGGCAGAAGCATTGGGGCTCTGCCCAACCATCTGTGCGAGTTTGGGGTCCTCCATTGCTGCCATATGCACAGTGATATGGGCCTCGTGGTCCTGATATATGAACGCCTTGACCGGTTTGCCGTTGATGATGTCCATATTCTCGCTTACCGGATCGCGCGGCTTGCGCGTAGCATCATCTGGCAGCGGCACCAGTTTCTCAGAATTCTTGATTCCTAACACCTCCAACATCTGCCTGTGGAGGTAAGGCATGTCGTATATCTGGGGTGCGCTCTGTGCGAGCTGAATGACCGCCTGATACTGGACAATTTTCTGCGCCATGGTTGCGGCGTTGGGGTCGCTGACAGGGATGACCTCGACCATGTCGTAGTCACCCTTCTTGGCCTTCCGTCCGCCTGCATCCGGCTCGTAAGTATACTCATCAGGGGTGTAGTCGCGGATAATGCCCTTGAGCAGCTTGAACTCCTGCCGCATCGAGTAATGTATCCGCGCCTGCACCGCAGACATCATCTTCAGTGAGCGCTCAAGAATGGCCAGCGTCGTGCCAACTGGAGCTTGAGCGGACATATCGGAGACCTTGAGGTCAGCAGCCCCCGCAAACTTGCGACCTTCCTCAACGATGGTATTCAGCAGATTATAAAGGGTTGCGCTGGGCTCCTTGTATGGCAACGGCATGATGTTGTCGCGCATCGTACCAGAAGCGACGTCAACGTCGCGCCACTCTGCGGGGGCGATGGGTGTATCATCTCCCTTGACCCGAAGACCCTTGGTCTTAAACCCACCGGGCAAGTTACTCAGCGTGCCAGCATCCACCAACTGGCGAATGATGCTTGTGCCCGATTTGGCGAAGGCTCCGATGAGGTGGATGAGCCCGAAAGCATAGAACCCGAACCCTGGCACGTAAGCATAGTGTACGAAGTGGTTGCGCTTGACCTTCCTGTCGTCATCAGGCTGCCAGTTGCGTCGGATGGCCAGCACCTGTCTGGTGCCTTTCTCGATGGTAACTACGTAAGGGACAGCCACCCCATTTTTCGTTTCTTCTTCAGCAAAGGCATCCTCCTCAATAATGAGGTTGACGTGCATCTCCAGCAACTTGAACCTGTCGTCGGTAGAAGCCTTGAACCCCATGCGCTCGGCAATGGCCTTCTCGACATCGTCAAGCGTATTCTGAGGGTCACCCAACTCGATATTGCGGT